GGTAAACACCTCTTCTCCCAAGAAATACCAAGTCAATGGTATAAATATTAAATATCCTATTGCAAATGTTACAAATCTTATTGACCATAAGGGCATAGACTCGTAAAGCATAATTGTTGCATGAGCAAACAATAGAGACACAATAGGTCCGAATATCAAAGCAATCCAAATATAGTTTGATTTAAATGGTTCTCCGATAATACCAGAGTTTGATTGAAACCATGCCAATATCTGGGCTGCTGTGAATAATATAATTGCGAATAATGCTCTCATTTTTCCTCCATCTTTCTTTTTGCTTCTTCCAATGCTTTTATTGCATCTTCAATGTCTTGTTTATAATCATCAAGCGAAGTTGTCCAAAGTCTCGCTCTCAATAATTTTTTGTGAACGCTATCAATCAATAGCCAAAGTTTATCATTCATGTTTCCTCCTACTTCTTAGCAACAAGATTTCGTTTTTCACTGGGGACTAATTCTTCGTATCTTTCTAGTGACTTCTCAAAATAGTCCTTATCAATCTCTGATCCTATGAAAGAGCGACCACATAATGCTGCTGCGATCATAGTAGAGCCAGAGCCAGAAAAACAATCAAATACAACATCACCTTCTTTTGTATGTGCCTTTATAATTCTTTCAAGTAGCTCAATTGGTTTTTGAGTTGGATGCCAACCAGCATATTCCTTAGAAGTGGTATGGTTGTTTTTATTCCAGACATCTGTAGGTATCTTTCCTTTTGCGAAATTTACAGATTTATTCTGCTCTTTCTGCAATAGAGTTTGCAATTCAGAATCGCTTTTCGTATCAAATTTATACTTTTTCCAACTATGAACATCTTTGTCAGACCAATTAGATACACTTTTATCTGCTTGATATTTTGTGATAAGCTTTATCTTTCTATCAATGTTCATGTTTTTCTTGACTGCTCTTTCAACTAAAACATGATCGGCATAGAAATCCATGGCTTTCCCTTTAGAATATACAAGTAAATCCTCATGTTTTCTTGGAAACTTCTTTTTAGTTCTTCCTCCCCAATCATAAGACCATATAATCCAATTCTGATATGTTAGGTCATTACATCCGTTTAGAACATCTAATTTGTATCTCAAAAAAGTATCTGTCTTTGTTGTGCCCCAAACATAAATTGGTTTGTTTGGCTTTAGGACTCTTGCTGTTTCCACAGTCCACTCTCTACACCATTCTAAATACTCTTTCTCAGAACTCCATTGGTTATCCCAATCATTCTTTACTATTTCGAAATATGGTGGATCTAATACCGCTATATCAATTGAGTTGTCTTCCATCTCTTTTAGTAATTCAATGCAATCTTTGCTAAATAATTCTTGTTTCATAAACCCTCCGTTTTTGTTTACATATATATTATATCATATTGCTCTCAACTTGTCAAGTAAAAACAATAAAAAAAAGGCGGTGAGCCAACCACAACCCACCGCCAGGAGAAAAACATGAAAACAAAACTATTCGTCTTCACTCACACCAAAATTTTTACCTTCGGAATCAAACTTCTTGACAATCTCTTCATCCATAATATCTAGAACCGTTTGTCTAAAATGTGGATCTCCGAGTTTAGCCTTCCATTGTTTTCCTTGGAATTTCATTTCTTTTCCATCTTTATCAACAAGAGTATACCATGCGCCTGATAGTTTCAAGCGTTTGGTTCCAGAGGATTTGAGTGCTAACAACCAAGACTCTTCATCTTGAATAGCAGCGCCACCAGACCATAGAATCTTGAATGTGCACTCTCTTCCTTCAGTCCCGAAGCGAGACTTCTGGAGTTTACACTTTACTTCTGAACCAATGCGAAGACCAGTTTCATCTTGCAAGTATGCTGCTTTTGATTTACGCTTTGTAAGCCAAATACGCATAGAGCAGAAGTATTCAATAGCTTTACCGCCGGGTGCGATGTAAGGCTCAATAAGAGCGGCCATTGGGTTCTGAACGTTAATGTTGGTTTTCAACTGATTGATCAGAAGTAAGGTGTGTTGTCCATTAGCCAAAGGAATAGTCAGTTTGGGAAATGCCTTACCAAAGATTCTTGGTTTAACGGACATTGTTGATTGAGGATTAAAGTCTGATTCAAGTTCTTTTTCTGAACTTGTTGCAGCAATTGAGTCCCAGATAAATATAAATTGTGTATCTTCATATTGATCAATGAGAGTCTCAATTGTTTCTAATACTTTCTCAACAGAAATTGCTTGAACATACATTAGGTTCTCAGTGTCAACTCCACAGCTTTCCAAGAAGTGAGGGTCAATTGCAGATTCAGCATCAAAGTAGACAGGAAACTTTCCTTTCTTCTGAGCGTTAGCAGCAATTTGAGCAGCCATGAATGATTTACCAGCACCAGATAGTCCAGCAATCTCAGTTATCTTTCCTACTGGGATACCGCCAAGCCTTCCTCTACATGTAATAGAATCAAGCCAGCGAGAGCCTGTCGGAATCCACTCTTTCACAATAGTGGGATTGTTTTCGTTTAGGTTGTGAGCAACGTTTAAGCCAGTCTTTTTGTTAACAAGTTTTTGCATCGCTTTTAGGTCAATTTTACCTGCTTTAGTCATTTGGTTTCTCCTTGTAATATTCTTCCATAACTTCATTGAAGTGTTTGGAATCTTTTATAGTAATTCCCATATTAATAAATTTTAAGCCAATATGAGGATCGTTTTTGTGGACCTGCTTTCTTACTTTTTCTATGATATCAGATGGACCTTTTAGATGATCGATATCATTATAGCCAAGTTGTTTTTCTGTTCCCTTTTTTAATCCATTTAAGGTTTTTTTTCTCCACTCTGCTAAGTGTTCTGGGAAAAGAAGAATAGTTTTTCCATCAATGATATCTGGTTTATCTTTTTTATACTCTGAAATAACCCAAAATACATCTTCCCACTCTTTTAAAGTAGTCTCGGTGACTCTTCTCTTGGTAGTACAAGACTTATTAACTTGTCTAGTTTTTAGTTCTATTTTAGCTTTATTGTTCCACAAACAATCATATTTTTGATCTCTCTTGTGAGACTCCATTAGTCCTAAAAATTTTTTTTGTTGGTTTTCTCTTTTATCGTCTTGTGCAGGCATATTTCCTCCTTAGTGTGTAAAAAGCTTCAGATAGGAGTCGAACCTACGACCGCCTGATTACAAATCAGGTGCTCTACCAACTGAGCTACTAAAGCATAAAGTTGGAGCAGTTTAAGCCCTGCTCCAAGGCTATGATGATAAGCAACACATCAAAAAAGGGGGCGTTTAAGGTCCGCCCGAAGACCCAATCACTAACTTAGAAAGTCGCTAATCTTTTTATCTACGGCACTACCATATTTGGCAGTTTCAGAGGAGGACATTTCGGAGGAGGAATCCGTAGATAGATAGTCGTCCAACAGAGCTTGTATATCTTCAGATGACAGTCTTGTAAATTGTGCTTCGATGTCGGGCACGCTATCAAGAAGAGCATCACAGTCAGCGATTGCATCGTCGCACAAAACGGAGGGTCGGCGACGAGGTTTAAGTTGGGTCTTTGGGAAAGATCCGGGTGTGCCAGGAACTGTATACGAAAGAACGATGTCAGTTCCGGTTTCGGATGATGTAATATCTCCATAATCAGGATCTAATACATATCCAAGAAGTGTCTCATATGCGGTCTTACCGTAAGCCCAAATCTTTACACCAGAGGTCTCTTGACCTCGGACAAGGATTGGAGAGTAGTAACGCTTACGAGCGAATAACTTCTTTGCAGCATTTTTAGTTTGATCATCATTATTATCGACTCCATCTCGCCAGAGAGTAGAGGCGAATTCACAAATAGGGCAGTGCTCGCCGTAGTTCTTTTTAGGACAAAGGATACCAGGATTCTTTCCTACATTGTAGTGGAAGTGGAATTCCTTGAACGGGTCTCCATCTTTGGTTGGAAGGATTCGAATTGTTTGATCTCCTTCTGACGGTCGCCATTTAGTATCATTTGATTTACCTGCATTCTTGTTTTGTGAGCTTGCAAGCTTTTGTTTCATTAGTTCAATATTAAGTGCCATGTGGTTTCTCCTATTAGTTGGCGATGTTTATTGTCTTCACAGACTAAGGTAAGCAGAGTTTTAATCTTGCTCCCATTTATATTATAACATATTATCTTGATACTGTCAAGAAAACAGGGGAAGTTTTTTTCAACAACGGAAAAGCAACCCGAAAAACCGCTAATCTCAAAGAGATTATCCAAACGAAAGGGTTTTTTTAGACGGAAAACCCTAACTCAAAAACCGCTGCTTTATCTAAGACAGGAGTGCTTAGAAACTAAAGGTAGTATTAGTTCGTGTTACATCACCTTCAACAGTTTTCCAGTTGAAGTGACGGAATGCACGAGCATCTACATCATAGACGACTTCAGCGCCAGTCTTTTGTTCCATAGTACGAATTGTGCCTTCATTAACCAATGAACTTGGAAGATCTTGACGGCGAATGAATCGCATTGTACGGCGATCACCATTTTGCTTTTGGAAAGTACCGTTGAAGATTGTTACGTTAGAATTTGACATGTTTCCTCCTATAAATTGAAATGTCTAGTTTTTGTGACTTTTTATCCCGGACCAAGTCATAACCTCTTTATGTTTGTTGAGTCCATCTCTCATTGCTTATATAATATTATAACATATTGTATCATGTTTGTCAAGTATTTTTTTTATTTTTTTTCAAGAGTTTGTCAGTATTTTGTTTACTGTTTTTTCTCACCTTTATAATATAACATGTTCTCAGAACTTGTCAAATATTTTTTTCAGTTTTTTTATTCAGCAACTGCTGCTGTATCTTCCGGAGTTTGTTCTCCAGTATCTTCTACCTGCTCTTGCTGTTCCTCAGCCGGTTGAGCAGAATCATCAGACTTTTCTTCGCCACAGGCAAAGAGCAACATCATTAAAGTAATCATTTGTTCTCCTTTTTGCTTACCTTTATAATATAACATGTTCTCAGAACTTGTCAAATATTTTTTTTATTTTTCTTGTAAATAATGAGTGAAGTGAATTGCATAATAGAAAGAATGTTCGTGCTCTGTCCTAAAGACTGTGAAAGAAGAGTTGATATTGTTATCAGTATCTTTTCTTATCTTGTCTTTCAGAGTATCCAACATCTCTCTGTTGTTTTTCATATCCTCATCGCTTACAATATTAATATAGCATGTCTCAGTGATGTTGTCAAGTGGAAAATACATATTTTTTTTATTTTCTTTGAAATTGCCGAATTCAACTGTTCTAATGCGGGATATTTCTTTGGGTTCATGGTGAGCGCCCATAACAGGTTTCTCATTGAGATAGAATATAACGTTCTCAAACACATTGACTATCGCATTATTCAAGTAATCATAGAGATTTTCCATGGAATAGTACGGAAGTATGGAGGCAATGTCTTCATTTGACATAAGATACAAAGAATTGAACAAACCTGATCTTGCATACTGCTGAAATACGTTAAAAGCAACACGATTTAACTTTTTCTGTGTTGGCGACAACATTATCTCTTCGGGATAGATGTAAACTAGGTTAATTTTCTTGGATTGTAGTAATTCTAAGAGCCTTAGAGACGCTGCGGAGACTTTACCGGCACCACACACGAAGAAATAACATTCCGGCTCTTCAAAATCCAAAAGATGCGCATAATTGGTAAGTTTTTCCTCGTAGTCTTCTGGTGAGTCGAACTCTGGGAGTTCCGAACCAGCATCTATGGTAATTTTCTTATGAGAATCCGAAAATTTGCTTACTATCTCACAACCTGCTTTACCTAAACCTATTAAAACGCTCACACTTCCTCCATATCTCTGTAGTTTCTGCCTATTTGCATCGAAGACTTGAACTGTCCTAGTCTCGTGTCTTCAAATATTTGTTTTATCTGAGTAATTAGTTCTCTATCGTCCTTATGAAAATCAATACAGATTGAGTCGTGGACAACAGAATGAACAAATGAGCGCTTTCCAGATAAAAACTTATTTATTTTAATTGCTTGCGCTAAACAATTATCAGAAGAGGTAGATTGAAGCAAATAATTAAACGAATGAAAATCATCTGCTTCAATCTTTCTTCCAAACGGAGTCATTACAACTCCATCAGCGTAATGTCTTTCCAATACAGCATCTCGTCTGTAGTGTTGTGATAGCTCTACGCTTTTTTTGTTCGGATTATAGAACCATGCGAAGAATTTTTTCTTAGCTTCAGCACGAGAACATTTAAGTATTTTTG